ATCAAAGAGGATGGGCGGTTTGATCTGATCATTGTGGACGAGGCGAACGCATACAAGAACGTATCTACCAAGCGGTGGAAGACGTTGAACAAACTGCTCACACCCAACACGTTCCTGTGGATGATGACAGGAACCCCTGCCTCGCAGTCACCCGAAGATGCGTACGGTCTAGCACGTCTTGTCAACCCAACGTCTGTGCCTAAGTTTGCTACCGCATGGCGTGACAAGGTAATGAACAAGGTGTCGGCGTTCCGGTGGGTGGCTAAGGAAGATGCGAAGGACAAAGTGTTTGAAGCACTGCAGCCTGCCATCAGGTACACCAAGGCACAGTGCCTAGACCTGCCGCCAGTTCTAATAGTTACACGCGAAGTCCCACTCACCTCTCAGCAGATGAAGTATTACCGCATGCTGAAGGAACGCATGATGGTGCAGGCAGCAGGGGAAGTAATCAGCGCAGTCAACGCCGCCGCCAGTGTGAACAAGCTACTGCAGATTAGTGCAGGTGCAGCATACACAGACACCAGTGAAGTCGTTGAGTTCGACTGCTCACCTCGCCTGTCAGTACTAGAGGAAGTTCTTCGTGAGACGGAACGTAAGGTGTTGGTGTTCGCACCGTATCGCCACAGCATCGACACCATATCAAACCATCTGCGTAGGAACAACATCGCCTGCGCTGAGATTCATGGAGACGTATCAGCAACCAAGCGCACACAGATCTTCAAGCAGTTCCAAGAGGAGCAGGATCCGCAGGTGCTAGTGATCCAACCGCAAGCTGCATCGCATGGCGTAACCCTAACCGCTGCAGATACCGTAGTGTTTTGGGGTCCGGTCATGTCAGTTGAAACGTACTTGCAGTGCACCGCAAGGACAGACAGGATGGGGCAGACATCCGACAAAGTAACCGTTGTGCATCTGCAAGGTAGCGAGATTGAGAAACGTATGTTCAAACAGTTGGCGAGTCGTGTTGATGACCACACCGCCATGATTAAACTTTACGAGGAGGAGCTAGCGAACGTTCAAGTTGATGTATAATAATTGACACAACTAAAAAGGAGTTAAACATGGATGCAGTACCAATGGATAAGTTAGCAAAAGTGTATCGCCGCATACGCGATCAGATGCAGTTGCTAACGAAGGACTATGAAGCACAGTTTGCAGAGCTACAAGAGCAGCGCGATTTAATTGCCAACGAGATGAAGGATCGCATGTTGGCGTTGGGCAGCACCTCGATTCGTACAGACAACGGACTGGTGATGCTCGCTAAGAAAACACGGTACTACACACAAGACTGGGATTCATTTAAGGACTTTGTTATGCAAAACGATGCGCTTGATTTGTTTGAAAAGCGTATCGCTCAAAGCAACATGGCGAAGTTCCTTGAAGAGAATCCGGGGCTTGTGCCTCCGGGTCTGAACTCAGAAGCAGAGTATGTAGTGTCCGTGCGTAAACCAACCAAGTAAGGAAAACCATGACTGATATTATTAGCGTTAAAAAAGGAAGCCTCCCTGCGTTTGCAAAGAACCGCACAGGTTTATCTGAAACCGCGAAAGCGTTAGCAGGTAACACAGGTGGTGGCGGTAAGCGCATCTCCATCAAGGCAGGTGTGTTTCGTTTGATCGTGGGCGGTAAAGAAGTTGCTGCGATTGAAGAGCGGCATTTAGATGTGGTGATCGTTGCCGCATCACCCGAAGTTAATCGCACGTTCTATGCTGCGAAGTTTGATGAGAAGGCAACGGCAGCATCCGCGCCTGATTGCTGGTCACCTGACGGCAAGACGCCCGATCCAACAGCAAAGAACAAGCAGTCTGATACATGCCTCACCTGTCCTAAGAACGCCAAGGGTAGTGGGCAAGGCGAGTCCCGCGCATGCCGTCACTCGCAGCGTATCGCTGTTGCATTAGCCAACGACATCGGTGGTGATGTGCTTCAGTTGGTTGTGCCCGGCGCATCTATTTGGGGTGATGAAGATGGTGACAACCGTCCGCTCAAACCATACGCACGTTATCTCGCAACCAACAACGTTGACCCTGAGATGGTGGTGACACGTATCAAGTTCGACACCAAAGCATCTGCGCCTAAGTTGTTCTTCAAAGCTGAGCGTTGGTTGACCGACGATGAGCATGCTGTTGCGGTTGAGCAAGCGCAGTCTGAAGATGCCAAGCGTGCTATCACCATGACGGTGGCACAGACAGATGGCGTTGAGTCGCAGCCTGCGGCGTTCTCTCTTCCTAAACCTGCAGCTAAGAAAGTCAAGGCTGAAGAGGTAGAGGTAGAAGAACCAACCGTTCGCAAAGAAGCAACCGTAACCCCCGCCGCTGCAGTCAAGAAAGATGTGAAGGATCTTGTTGCCGCTTGGGATGCCGACGACTAATGATGGGAGGGGGGAGGCAACTCCCCCTTTAATAGCGTGTACAGTACAAAAATAAAATCAGCGATAGCACGCTCACCACGTAATTTGGGTGGGGAATTGGGACGCCGTGCAGTGGTGATTGACTTCTCGGTGGTGCGTATCTCACATGCGATTGGTGCAACACGCCAGTCGGTGTACAACTGGATGCTCGGCGTACGCGCCGTGTCTCCTGCATACGTTCCCCGCGTCAAGACTTTGCTACGCATCCTATCCGAAACAACTAATGCCGATGACGCATGGAGCACAGCATGTCAAGAATTCAAACTTCGTACATGACCGACGAAGAGTTCGCTCGGTTTGTAGATCACCACGTATGGGCTGAGCCTACTGGTCTGCCTGTTGAATGGCAGCGTGAGCTAGTGCTCAGATACCAGTCTTTGTTAAAAGAGAAACCATCTTCAGAACCTAATCCGCGACAAGCGCACTTTAACTTTAACGACTAACCGGCAGATACCTATGCAACCGCTGGACTTCCTAGCGGCGGTACTGCCATCTGAAGGCGTGTATTGTCTTGCAGAGTTCGACTCCCCTAAGAAGGAGCACGTCTTTGCAGACTCGCTTACGGATCTAAGTACTGCGCTTGATCGGTTTAATACGAACCGATTCAATACCTATTTCGCCCTCGCCACATTTGATAAGGCAGGGGCACGCACGGCTGTGAACGCACGGTACATGCGTGCTTTGTTCCTTGATCTTGATTGCGATGACGTAGACCCAAAGAAATTTAAGACACAACAAGAAGCACTCGACGCGCTACATAACTTCTTACAGCAGACCAACCTAGACAAGCTGTGCGCACCGTGGATCGTATCGTCAGGTGGTGGCATCCATGTGTACTGGTCGTTCGATGAGAACATCAGCATAGAGATTTGGAAACCTGTTGCTGAGAACTTAAAGAAGCTGTGCCTTGAGAACGATCTGCGTATCGACTTCACGGTTACTGCTGACGCTGCGCGTGTGTTGCGTGTGCCGGGTACGACGAACTGGAAGATGAAGGACAACCCTCGCCCTGTGAAGATCCTGCAGGAAGGGCAACCCGCGCACATTCCATTCGCTACCGTAGCTGCTGCTATCAAAGAGAAGCTAACAGGCAAGGCTGCACCCGAAGGCGGGTTCCTACCCGGCAAGAAACCTACGGCTAAGCCACGCGCTACAACAACATCCAACCTACTGCAGAGTAACAACAACACCGTATTCAAGAACATCTTGGTACGTACAGCGAACGGCACAGGCTGCGGTCAGCTTAAGTATTACCTTGAGAACGCAAGCGATGATGGGATGGAACCGCTGTGGCGTGGACTGCTATCGCTTGCTAAGTCCTGCGAGGATGGCGAGAAGGCGGCATCAAAGCTATCCGCGATGCACCCCTACCCCGAAGCGCGTATGCGTCAGAAGCTGCGCGAGATCAAGGGTCCGTACCCATGCACAAAGTTTGATACTGAAAACCCCGGCGTGTGTACATCGTGTGTACATTTTGGAAAGATAACCAACCCCCTAGCGTTGGGTAACGAACTGCAGGCTGACAACGCACCCAAAGAAATCGTCATCGAGACAACGCTAGAGCAGGTCACACCACAGACAGTGATGCGTCCTAGCCCGCCACGTGGGTTCTCCTACGGTA